CATTAACTTCTGGTTCTGGTTCTGGTTCTGATTCTTCTTCTACTTCAATATCTTCCCAATTATCCTCAATCTCTTGCACATTGACTGCTTTTCTAAGTTTCTTAGGTTTTCTTAAACTTATATTTGCCGCTATCAATAGTAATACTGCAAGGGGGTCAAATACAAATATAATTGTAATAATTACCCATCTTACTGCTCTGTCAAGTAAATCTCTATCAGCTTTCTCACCATAAACAAATTCTGCAATGTATTTAATAGGTCCTACTTCAGCCTCAAACTTTAACTGTTGTCTGTCTAATTCTGTAAGACTAACCCTTAATTCTGTTATTTGTAATGTTGCATCATTTATTATAGCATCTAAATTAGCACGTTCATCTTTTTGATTTTCTCTTGTAGCTATTGAACCTGATGGACCACGAATGCGGTCATAGTCTATTAGAACTTGTACTGTTGCATCTAACTGTCCAATTACTAATTCGGCATCTGTAATTCTTCTTTCTTCGTTAGCAACTCTCTGTTCATATGTTCTAATCTCTAAACTATTATCACCACTTACTAATGTCTGGTCAATGTGTGCTTTAGATAAGAATCCAAATATACCCATACTAGTAATTAACATCAACACTACTACTGCTGTTGTTAAATATGTTTTAAGTAATTTTGGACACGTTTTCCAATTCTGATATACCCAACATGCTGTAACTAACTTTCCTACTTCTAGTACTGCACCCATAATAGCAATAGCAAGTTTAGCACTTGCAAATATTGCCATCAAGCCTACTATTGAATACCAGGCCGCTACACCAGATATACAAATGGCAGTAAATAATGTAAATAATCCGAAACCCATTATTTAACCACGTGTTAGCTTTAGTATCTTATCAGCAGTTTCTTTGACTGCTTTCTCTCTATTTGGCCAATAAATATATTCTTTTTCTGCTGTCTTTAAAAGATTGACAAGTAATGGCATAACTATTTTTTCTACTGCTGTTAGTTTTGCATTAACATCATCAACTGCCTGTGCTTTTGCATAGACAACATCATCATTTTCTTCAGCATTCTTTACTGTTAGTAAACTATCTAACTTATCCTCAAGAGGTGCTAATGCATTTAATATTGCTCTATTAATGTCATTCTCATCTATTGAGGGTGGTGTATCTTTTGCATCTTTTTGATTAGCTTGGAATGTTGCCTCATCTACGGCACTAAATCCAAAATCAGCCGATGCATATTCTTGTGGTATTTCTATACTCATGCGAAAAAGTCCTCTAGTGTTTGTTTCTTTTCGACTGACCAACCAATAACATCTAATATCAATCTTATAGGGTCAAGGTATGCTTTATTGAATTGCATCTCATAATCAACATATCTGTGCAAATCAAATTCTGGTGGTAGTACTGTGTTAAACGCAATTACATTTTCTCCTGTGGGGTTTGGCATTTTTAAATACGTAAACTTTGCCTTATCACCATTTTCTATCATTGTATATTTCTTATCCAGTCGCCTTTCCTTGACAGCATTATTGTATAAGATAGTAGCACGTATATGTATCGGTGTCCCCTTTCCGTAACTTGTTCTTGTTTTATACTTATTTATATTGTTCATACTTCGTGGAAATGCAACATCTTCAGTTGGTAAAGCATTAAATTTATCTCTAACTTCTGCTATATATTTCTGTATTGTCTTCTCATTATCTTTTACCATTACTTTTAAAGTATCTTCAATTAAATTTCTACAAGCCTTAGGAGTAGAAGACCTTCTAGATTCGATACCCGTGACCTTCATCTTAGGATTTAAATACTGTACTCCTTCATTATTTAAAACATTAGCAACATATCTTTTCTTTCCCGTGATTATAACTTTATCTGCAATAATCTCTCGCTCCATAAACATTTTTTGTTCATAAGCATTCATATATGTTTTTAATTCATCAAACGTATCTTTGAATACAGGCATAATAGACTGCTCACTCAGATTGTCAATAAACTTACATATCTTTTTCTTACTCATATCCTTAGTAACTTTATCAACCACATCTTTAAATAATACATATAAACTATCTGTGTCCATAGCAAGAACATAATCTTTATTTGTTTTTAACGTCTTATTAAGAAACTCGTTAATTGTTTTCTCTGCCCAACGTATTGTTAATTGGCCAGAAATAGTTATTGACTCTGCCATACGTACATCATAATAACGAAAATATTCATTAGACATTGCACCATAGAGACTATTCATCAAAATCTTTAATGCCATTTGTTCATTATCATAATGAGATATTTTTTTCTCAATCTCATATTTTACTCTTACATCATCACTATCTAAATCTTCAAGTTTTTGTTTTTGTTCTAATGCATTTTTCTTTATTATTTTTCTCTCGGCATACATATGGTCAACAATCTGTGGAAATATACCCTGTTTATTATTATTAAACAACTGACCAGTTGCTGACATAACTCTATTCTTTGGTATATCAAACTTTTCTCTATCTAATAACTTATCTACTGTAACATTAGATATAACTTCATCAACTATAGTTTCAGGAGATATATTATACTGCATAATCAAATGTGGATAAAGTGAATTCAAATCAAATGATGCAACCCATTCATGCATACCCGTAATAGGTTCTTTTACATATGCACCTTCAATCTGTCTATCATGTGTTACATATTGTTGAGGACTAATAACAAGTTTATTCCTTCTTAATATGTTATAGATATAAGTGTCCCAGATTCTCGTAGACCCAAAAGATGTATCATAATTAACACCCGCTTTATATGACAATGTTAATATAAGAGATATAAGTCCTAGCTTATCGTCAATGCTTTCAACTAATTCCGTGTCTTTAATATTATAATCAATAAACTTCTGGTGATTCTTAATATAAAGTTCATTTAATGATTCATACTCAGAATAATCAAGTTTCTTCTCACCAAGCACAACATTAGCAATACTGTCAAGTCTATAAGACTCTTGCATACCATATAAAGAAAACTTCTTAAACAACTGTAAATAATCTAATACTGTTGTTCCATATATTGTATAATAATTATCTTCGTACTTTGATTGACTTTTTCTTGGCTTTATTTTATGTATTGAAAATTTCTTTGTTGCATCATCATTGAATAGTATTCTTACTCGGTTGATAAGATAGGGCATATCAAAATACTTAACATTCCAACCACTTATAACATCAGGTACATTTGCAGACCAATGAGTCAAGAACTTTTTTAATAATTCTTTTTCGTTGCTACATTTATTATACTCTATACGATTACTTTTTATGATTGATTTTGAAACATCATAATCGCCTAATCCCCATACAACAAAAGTATTATTAATATTATTCTTAATAGTGATAGCAGTTACGGGATATCTTGCCTCATCTGGTTGTGGAAAACCTTTATCAGATTGTACTTCAATATCAATATAAGTAGAATTAATTTTATTTCTATCGAACTCACAGGCCTCGGGAAACTTATCTGAAATATACTGAGCAACAAAATCTGTATTACCATGTATTGTCTGATTTGAGAATGTATTATTTTCAATAAAATTCTTTGTCTCTTTCATTCCACCTGGCTTTACTGGTGTAACTGAAATACCTAATAGTGTTCTATATTGAGTCTTCTTACGGGCGGGTACAAATACAGTTGGTTCGTATTTTATTTGTTTTCTTATTCTTACGTTATCTTTATAACCAACGTATAATATATTATTGCCTAGTTTTTCTACTGATGTATAAAAATCCATAATCTATTATAACATAACCTTTCATCAATGTAAAGTAAAAAAGGGGTCAAAGACCCCTCTATTATTTAAATGCCTCTAGTTTTTACCAACTACTAGATACAGAAAGCATGGCTCGTCCTTCGCATATATTTGAGCCAGCAAAGCATTCTGATAATGATAAATCACTATCAACCCAAGATGCTGTTACATCAATTGGTCCTAGTGATTTGGTAACACCTACTGAATAGTAAACCCAATCAGGTGTTCCCCAAGTAGTATTCTCATCAACAGTTTGCTTTCCAGCGGCCGCTGATAGAGATATTCCACTACCAATTACAAATGTTACATCTCCTTCAACATTGATACCACGTCCTGTTGAACCTTGCCAATCAGGTGTGTATCTTCCTGTTACTCCTAGATATATTTTTTCAGTCAAATTATATCCAAGTCCAAGTGAGCCTTCAACAAAATTGAAGTCAGAGCCATCAGGTTGGCCAGGATATAGATAATAAAGGATTCCCGCATCATAAGATACTTTTCCCATGCTACCTATGTAACCTGTATATAAGTCAACTTCTTGTGTAACGTTATTACCAAAGTCTACGTTTGATGCCCAAATACCTGCATACAAAGAACCATACTCGTAATCTAAACCGCCAGAGATTGATGGTAGATTTCCAGTTTGAGATTGGCCGCGATACATATAATCTGATGATAGTGCAATGTTAGCACTAAGTGGTAGATTAGAATGTTCAGCAAATGCAGATATTGAGAATAAACAAAGACATAATATAGAACTCATCAAAATCTTCATTTCTTTTCTCTTCCTTTTATTTAAGGGGAGCCCGACGGACTCCCTATTAGTATTTATGTTGTCAGCTTATTTAATTGAAATCTTCTTAGGTTTCTTTTCCTCTGGAAGTTCGTTCTCTAAATAAACTTTTAACACGCCATGTTCAAGTTCAGCAGATTTTACTACAACTGTATCAGCTAAAGTAAAACTGCGTTCAAAATTGCGTTCAGCAATACCTTTATAGACAAGTTCGTTATCATCTTTAACTTCTGGGTGTTTACCTAGAATAGATAACTGGCCGTCTTGTAATGTTATATCAATATCTGCTTTAGTAAATCCTGCAACAGCTATTTCAATAACGTGATTATATTCATCAATTTTCTTGATGTTATAAGGTGGGTATGATGATACATTATTAGGCCTAGATTGAATTTTATCTAAGGTGTCAAACATACGGTCAAAACCCACAAAGTATGGGTCGAATGTGGATAAATTAAATTCTACCATGATTTATTCCTCCTATTTAAAAATTAGCAAGGTAGTTTCGAGAATCCCCTAAGGCAATTCTCATTACTATTTATACAAATTGTTCATTAAAACGGGAGCGAACTCCCGTTTTTTTTAGTATATACGTATATACTTTTACATACCAACTGCTGAAATACCAGCGGCAACAATCGAACGGCTTGGAGTACCTAAACGAAAAGTGTTAGCTTTTCCTACTCTACTGTTACAATATATTGCATAGCCTCGTCTGCGTAACGCAGAAATCAAAGCTGTTGGATTAGCCGCACCTAGTTTAGCTACTTGAACAGTAGTTAAACTTCGGCCATTTT